CATCACTTTTGGGTTGTGTTATCTTTTGGTAAGTTAATTCACATTCTAAAAGGAAGTGTATTTGCTCTCTTGTAAGCTCACCTATTTCCCAAATCTTATACCCAAGTTTGTGAAGAAGGGCAACTTGCAACCTTTCTTCTTCACTGGTTTCTTGGTTACTTGTTGCCCTTCTCTGATTTTTCTCTTGCAATTTCCCTTCTTTTAACTGGGGGCAGAAACCCACGAAAAGTCATATCATCCTCCAGCTTATTAAAGAGTATGACTTGGGTGGTTAATTCATTTCTGATTTCCCTGGGTAGTTGGTCCATATCTTCTTCTTCCCATTTATCCTCATTCTTCTCTGTGTCCAAAGCTAATGCTAACAGCTTGTTCTGGGCTTTTCTTTGGACTCTGTAAGCAGAAGCTGGGTCATTCGGTATAAATCTATCACCCTTAATTTCCCCTTCTCCTTTTTCATCCAACATATTCAGCTCTATCTGGTTTAGTTCTCCATCACTGAGCTTCCTTATATATAGTTTATTGCCTTCAATTTTTATTTCCTTTGTAGCCTTTGTCCCAGACATTAACTGCTGTTTAATTCCCATTAGTATTCGTCACCACCCTTATCATTAATAAGTTTGGCTTCAACTGCCCTTTCATCATCGTCATCCGTTACAGCAGTATAAGAAACAGTCTGTTCAATCCTTCCCCTTGTATCTATTGGGGCAGAATGGCTCTGCATTACTGCTTTTGGGATGTTGATTTCAAGCTCTTTCTCATCTTCTTTTTCTACAAACTGGAAAGAAAGCTCTTTTTCAGTTATCTTATCATCTTCAGTTGGTCCGCTGGCATTGCCCCAAAAGGCTTCCAATTCATCCTCATCTTCAAAGACAAGAGTCAAGTCAACACTGACCTCAAGTCCTTGGAGGAAAAACCTTTCAGGGAACCTGCTATTTGCTGGAATTCCTGATTCAATGTCTACATCATTGGAAATATTAAGGTTGAAATCTTCAATCTTAGCACTAATATCACTGAGCGTTGCTCCTGGGTCACCCCGCAGGAAGTTTGCGTGCATTGCGTAAAGGATTTCAGCAGGGAATTCACTCATATCAACCTCTTGTAGAGCTTCTTTTGAATCCTTTTTACCTACACAGCTCACTCCAGCAATAAGGAACTTATTGTCTAACTCCAAGGATAACTCTTCAAATACAATCCCTTTAAATCTGTGTTCAAAGTCATCCTTTCCAACAGCCAAGGTATAACTGGGAAGTCCATTCCTTATTTTAGTTGTAGGAGTAAAGGTATGAGTGTTTTTCCCAGCACTTGGTGTGTCTTCATCAGTTTCCTTACAACCGAATACACCCATAAGGATTTGCCCAATATTAACCACATCTACTGGGATGGAAAAATCACCGCTGAGTGTATAGATTCCTGGGGCATGAAGCCTTGGTGCTCTTGCTCCAACTGATTCATACATGTCAGCTTGCCCATCTGGCCCAGATATATCGGTGCTTGAAATGTCTAAATATTTCCAATCTGGGCTACCTGGGGTTGTTCCAAATGCCTCCTCTTTAACCATCTTAAGGTATCTGTTTACCTTATCACAGTTATTTGCCATATATTACAACCTCCTTCCTAATTATTCAGCAGTAGTAAAGTTGAGAACAAAGTCATCTTCCAGACCAAGCCCACTTCCTTCTGCTCTTACTGTTTTTTCCTTATCTATGACCAATTGATACTCCTCATTTGCATCCATATTCCCATCAACCTCTATGGTAAGAGTGTCTTCAGATATGGTAGCATCATTGATGGTCTCTGCATCCCCTTCTCCTCCATCTTTCTTGAGGGTAATGTGGTCTTTGATATCATCTCCAGCTGGGGAATTATCCACAATATCTTGGTTAAAGTCAACCTCAATGTTAACCCCAACTGCAACATCTTCTTCTCCTTCTTCAGGGCTGGTTTCTTCTACCTGCAAATAATCCTCTTCATACTTCCAAATCCTTCTCTTAACAGGATTCAAGCCATCAACCTCACCATAGACATCAATAAGCTCATCAACCAAGTTTTCAAGCAACTCTTCCAACTTGGGGACTCTATTTCCACCTTCTCCAAACCCTATTTTTCTGGGAACTTTCTTCATGTTAACAACCTCCTCACTCTAAAATTCATTTGAAATCCTGCCCAATAAACGTTCTGTCCTTCGTAATCATCATAAGCTGGGTCAAACTCTCCAGGAATTACATCATAAATATTACAATTTAACCCCCTATTCTCAGAAAGAACATCATAAACCTTGGCACTAAGGTGTTCAGCTTCTTCTTTTCCCTTCTCTAAGTCCCTGGAATAGACAAATACCACAAAGAAGAAGGTAAAATCATGCTGTTCTGACCTCACTCCAGTAGTTGTAGGGGTGTGAGGGAAGGGAATAACCCAAAGTGCCATGGCTTCTGGGTCTTTCTGGCCACTTGGCCTTAAGTCCTTGGCTCTTGCCTTGGTAGAATAGATTATTTTCGGGAATTCCTCAATGGTAGTCCCGTCATAACCTTCTTCTGGGTTTCTTGCCTCCTCCAGGATTTGGAGAAGGTTGCCCTTTATATCCTTTCTCAGTTCATGCATCTTCTTCTGAGCTGGTTTCATAAGTCAACCTCCTCCATAGCATCCCTTACAAAGTCACTTATCCTTGCCTCACTTCTCTCAATTGCTTCTGGAATATACCCTGTGCCCTCTATTCCTGGGTGCTCTACCCTTTTAGCAAATACAAAATCACCTTCAACCTTGAATCTTAAAGCCTTAGTAAACTTGGGATAAATAGTGTATGGGTCACTTCCCTCACTAACCACCATTGCATAATGGACACCCGAATAAACAAGCCAATCTATTGGGCCCATTGGTTCTTCTCTCCAGCTTCCTTGTAACCTTCCATGGTCAACTGGGGACAATTCAGCAAGCTTACCAGATAAATGTAAAGCTAATTTCCTTGATGCTCTCTGAATAGCTTCAGATGTGTTTATTTCCAAGTTATCTAAACCACTCATGTCAGCTTCATATTTAAATTCAAACTTTTCATCAGTCATTTTCCTCATCCTCCTCAGCTATTGAGGAAAGAAAGGCATTCAATCTTCTCTTTCTAATAGCATTCAGCTCTGCAGAAAGGTGTTGCAAGGCTTCAGAGGAATTAAGAATATGAACTGCGAATTCTGTGGTATTTACAATGTCTCCTGTTCCCATTTGTCTTGCTAAAGCCACTAAGTCACTCACTTTTCTCTCACAAATATCATCAACTGCTTTTCTTCTATCATCATCTTCTTCCACATGTTCTCTCAATCTTGCGTCAATATGGCTTGTGACCTTTTCTCTCCAGGTATCTAAAAGCTTATCCAGTTGTTCTTCTGGGGTTTGATTGTTATTATCTTCAAACCTGAAAGTTTGAGGGGTGACACCAGTTATTACCTTTATGGTATGGTTGCTTCCATATGCATCCATTTATCACCCCTCCTTCTTCTCTTCCATCTCTTTCTCCTGAATTTCCTGAATTTTCTGTTTTAAAGTTTCCTTTTTCATGTTGTGAATATTTCCTTTTACACCCAGTTCTTGGGCTTTATTCCTTAGTTCTTCAGCATCATCATGTTCTTCTACCTCCAAAAACCAAACAGTCCCTATTGCCCAAATTTGCCTGTCTGTTAACTCCAGTGGCCCAGTGGTTTCCTTTGGGGGGAAGCTATGATTTCCCCTGTGATAAGTCCTTCTTGGGTGTCTATTTGTTACCTTTACCTTCCTTGTGTTCTTTTCCAATTAAACAACCTCCTTCTCCTTAAAAGAAGTGGCGAAGGGAACAGTCAAGCTGTTCCCTTAGCCAGTATAATCTTCAGAAGCCACAGAAGCTTCTTCATTCTCATAATGGCAATCTGCACGCAAGGTCACAATAAAGTTGGTCAGCTCATCTTCAGGCTTCCTATCAGGCTCAATTCTAATATCCCTGCGAATACCATAGACAACATTATCAGGATTAGCAAGAAGTGCTCTACCTTCTGGCATATTAGCTACAGGATAAACAGGAATTCCTTTGTAACGAACAGCATCGTGTTCGGTTTGAGCCATGTCACCAAGAGCAGTCCCCCTTGCTCTCAGGGCATTGCGGTAGTCATCTTCAATATCCCAGTGTGTGTAGAATCTCCAATCAGCCCTATTTCTAAGGAACTTTTGGTCAAGTGCCCTCAGCATCTTATCAAACATATCCTCAACATCAGTTACATCATAGTCACCACTATCAAGCTTATGGTCAGCCTTCTTAAGCCAGCCATCAAGCAACTGCAAGTAATCATCCAATCCAGCATCATCACTGTCTCCTTGGATGAAAAGCTCATCAAGGTCGACCCCACACCGTTCAGCAATCATCTCAATCAGAAGGTCTTCAAAGTCCTCCCTTTGGATGTTGTCTTCAAGGGTGTCATCCTCAATTCCAACTTTCCCTTTTGCCTTAACTACCTCAAGGGTGTTGGTATCAAAAGAAGGCTTTACAGATGAAAGGTTATCTGGGTCATGGAGAATCCTTTGCCCAAAACCAGTCCTGTCAATTTTCCTCTCAGGAGTGTCCATAGTGTAAAGCCTTGCTTCATTAAGGATAGGAGTGGAATCTGAAACCACCTTGATAAATTGGTCAGCTTGCTCAGCTACCAGCTTAGATTCTCCCAAATCCCCCACAGAAATTGCTTTAAGTGCAGTGTTAATTCTCTTCAGTATTAAATCATTTCTCATAATTAATCATCCTCCTTTTTAGTCCTTTTCCTTCTACCCATTGCATCCCTTCCAGGAATTGATGTTTTGGGTTTTTCCTCATCTTCACCTTCATCATCCTGTCCGAATACTCTCTTTGCTTTTGGAGAAAGCATTTGCTCAAGCTCATCAACCCTACTCTTGAGCTCAGTAATCAGCTCATCTTCTTCAGGTTCTTCAGGTTCTTCAGCCTTTTCAGGCTCTTCATCAACCTTTTCTTCAGGCTCTTCAACTTCTTCTTTCTCAAGCTCTTCCAATTTATCCTTGAGCTCATTCACTTCATTTTTGATACCTTCTAAGGACTTTTCAACAACTTCTTGAATTTCCTCTTTAGTCATATCAACATCATCCTCCTTTTCTTCAGATTTATTCCCAGTTATTCCCAATCCTTTTCTTTCTTCTTCAGCAAGCCTTAGAAGCTCATCAACAGTCCTTAAGGCTTCCTGTATTTTCTCCTTTCCCTCCTTTAACTTGGTCATATTCTGTTCACTTATGGTTCTACCAGCCTTCTCAGAAAAACCGAACATTTTTCTGATTTTACCAGTAAATGTTTGCTTTTCTTCTTCTTCCACTTTTTCCTCAGTCTTTTCAGTGTATTTCCTATACAGCCAGGCAGAGAAGCAAGCCTTCTCAACAGGCTCCATTCCACCAATATCAGAATCCATAACCCTGTTAAAGAAGCCATCTTCAGGAAGGAACTTTTCACAAAGCTCTTCCAGAAGCTCATCAGAAATTTCCTTCAGGTCAACTTTTACCTCATTCGCACCAAACTGTTTCATCTTTTCAGCAAGATTCGGCAAATAGTCTTCCAGCTTTTCCATTGGTAGAACCAAGTTTGCTAATTCAGCTCTTTCAACTCCCAACACTTCTGGCTCCATGTTTTGGACTCTATACGATACTTTGTAAATCTCATCACTTTCCATATCCTCAACCACAGCTACATTGGGGTCAACGAATACTCCAAGAGTGAAAAGGGGTGCCATCTCTCCTTCTTCTCCCAGATAACTCTTAACAGAATTTTCAGCCCTGTCCCGAATTTTCTCCATAAGCCTATCAAGAGAATTCAAGCCATTTAAGTCCAGCACTTCATCAGATTCCTTCTTGGCTTTCTCTTTGGACTTGATAGCAATCCACTTAGCTTTGGGGACAGCAGGCTCATCTACCAGAGAAACAGCAGGGACCACAAAGTCCTCTCCAAGTTCCTCAAGGGTTGCTTTCCTGAAACCTTTATTTGAAACCATTCCACTCTTTATAGCTGTTTCCATGTCCATTCCCTTTTCTTTCATAGCTTTCACCTGCTCTTTTTTCACAGCCATTATAGAGAATCCACTCAGTTGTCCAGATTTCACTTTATCATTCCACACTTCTTCACTCACCCTTGCGGTCATCATCCAAGTTCCCGCAGGAAGGTCAACACTTTCTCCAGTTAATTGGTTGGTGTGGGATTCTTCTTTTCTTGTCACCCAGCTTTCTACTGGTCTTGCCACATTTACAAGGTTGTGTTGTAAATCTATATTACCATATTCTTCAAGGAACTTATGAGCAACTGTCTCAACAGTTTCCTTATCAACTATGTCCCCTTGGGTGTCCTCTTCACCAGGAACCAATACTGGTCCAGTTACAATTCTTTTCTCATCATTCTTCCATATAATTGGGGCTGTTAAATCTACCATGTTATTCCTCCTTTCCTTTTATTATACCTTCTTTTTTCCCTCCTTTCTACTTAGTTTCCAATTCAACCCAGAATAAATTAAGGTGAATATTAGCTGTTGAAGTGCTTTTATTCTCAATTTCCACTAAAAACTCAGAATTTTTGGGGAAAACCAAGGGAACCCTTGGGTCAGTGGTTTGCCCTATTCTTATTTGCCCAGTCCCCGCAATCCCAGGAAGGTAGTCAGCTACAATCTTTGCCTCATCACCTTCATCAGGACTTGGACTTGCTGGGTCTTTCCTTATTTCAGTGGTAGTTGTTCTTTTTCCAGGGAAAGAATTTCTGATAATTTGTTCTCCTCCATCTTCTCCTTCCTGGTTGTAGCTAAAGTCTTTGTAATACCTAACATATGCCTCATCCTTATTGCTCAAAGCCTCTCTCACAATTATAGCAAGGTTATTTTTTCCAGTCTTCAACAACCAATATTTCTTTGCATCTGAGGCAAGTGCTGAGGCTACAAGCTCACTATAAAATACAAATCCATCAAGGGCAGAGACAATCAAGGTATCATCCACTCTCACCCCTCTAATTTTTGATATTGCTGAATAAGTTGGAATATCACCCATCTTCTCTCACCCCTCTCAATACCTTTACAGCTCTATCAAGCCCCATCACTGGTAATAATTCCCTTCTATCTGGAAACATAATTATCACTGGGACTCCTGGCTTTCCTTTATGCCCACCTATTTTCTGTGCATATTCATCCCAAACTTTGTAACTTCCAGTCCTCATCATTACTCTATACTCACCCATAAGATGCCTCTCCATAATATAACC